TTGATATGGCGAACACCGGTCTGCGCATCGTAGGAGCCAAACAGGGCCGCCACCAGGTCAAACACCCACGGTGCACAGGACTCCCCGAATGTCGGGCTACCCGGTGCATCCACAATCCGCAGTTGTTTAAAAATCGCCAGTGCATGTGCAGCCTGGTCCGGATAAATCGGAGCCGGAATAATCGACAGCCCCTTTTTCAGGCGCTCTGCCCAGTCCGGACATGCCGTGCTCCATACAGGTATCATCCGCTTTCCTCATTCTGGTTATTCACCACCAGTCGGGGAGGTGGTGGCACCGCAAAACGGTTAGCCGCTTTTTTCGCGGCATCACCTTTTGCCGATTTTTTACCGGCATCGCCTTTTTTATGGTGTGTGAACTGCGCCAGTCGCCAGGCCGCATCCAGTGCCAGTTTCGGGTCAATTATCAGGTTTTCCACCAGGATCTGCCCCATAGCTTTCACCGGATCGGGAAGACCATCCTCCATATATTCAATACCATGAGATATCACCGCGGGCGGAGGCATCTCCGGATTTTTTTCGTCCGGCTGTGGTATTGCAGCCACCTCACGGCGACGGGGTTTATCCTCCTGCTCTGATTTTTTCTGCCGGTAAACAGGAACCTCATCCACCTCCACCGTTTCGCACTGTTTACGGGCTATAAACGCGAGCACCTCCGGATCTTTTGCCAGCTGCGAGCCTTTAACCCTGGCGGTCTTCGCCGAATAACCGGCGGCAATGGCTGACGCTGTTTTGTTTTTCCCGGACATGAGCGCCAGCGCAAATTTTCGTTTTTGCGTTGTCAGCACAGCCTCCTCCCGGGTCCATAACGCACTCAGCCGGGTATGGTTCAGCCCATTTTTCCCGGCGTCTCATGCCGCAAATGTTAACTGCTGCCTGGTTAACATTTGCTGAAAAAGCCAGTTAACATTTTTTTCGCACAACAAACTGAATAATAAAGATAAAAACCGAAAAAATGCCCGGGCAGCCAGTTAACATGTTAACTGGCCTGAAACAGGAATTTTTTCTCTGCATGAGACGGGGGGCGGTGTCCGGAGCGATCGTTTTTTACGCCGAATGATACCCCCCCCGGTCGGGTTACAGTCCGATGATGTCGTCCGCTCTGCCACTACCTCCGGACACCTCCGGCAGCGTCGGGTCCGGCATACCACCCGCCGCTTCACGAGCAGACTTTTGTCGATGGCATTCGGTACAGAGCGTCCAGAGATTCGTCTCCTCATTACCACCACCGAACTGAAGTGCAATTCGGTGATCGAGTTCACTATCACAGAGGTCAACCACACGACCACAGAGACAGCACTGCCCGGCATCCCTCAGCCAGATATGACGCTTGAGGGAAACCCGGGCACTGCCACTGACACGACGCTGTTCCCCCTTCAGAATATTCACCCGTCGGGTATTCAGTGTTTTGATTCTGCTCTGGAGTGTACGAAGCTCAGCCATGTAAAATCCCCGTCATATAACTTGTCACCAGAGGAAAGAAAATGTCATCGAAAAACCGGACCCGCAGAACCACAACCCGCAATATCCGTTTCCCCAATCACATGATTGAACAGATCAACATCGCCCTTGAGCATAAAGGGTCCGGTAACTTTTCAGCGTGGGTTATTGAAGCCTGCAGAAGAAGGCTGTCAACAGAGCGTTCGGGTATGAATTACATAATTAAGTAACATGGTGTTCACAGAACACACAGTTACCGGACACATCAGTTTTCCATTCGTCCCCCGGCAGTACAGGCTTCCCGTCTGACGGGATAGCCTGAAAAAACACAGAAAATTATTTGTTATAATTAATATAACTTACTCAAAAAAAAGCGACGAGAAAATCAGCATCAACGAGCAATAAGCGCCAATACGTGATAACAAATGGCAGCCATATTTATCTGCAGTATAAGCAATGGACAGGATAACCACACCAGAAACCGTCAGCATAAAATCCATTTGAACTTCCCCGGACAAAATCGACTCATCTAAAGATTTACAGCTCTTTTTATTATCAATATGTTAAAAGTAAAATAAACAGATGTTCAATAATACGAATACAAAAACGTGCTGAAAATCAATGAATCCATTTCTGTGTTATCAATTAATAGTGATAAACATCCGGCTTCTTCCACCATCGCACCGGACCAGCGACCATGAGGGGACAACGCCGCGCTCCGTTAACGCGGTAAACCCCGGTGTGTATCGTTTTTGATTATCCCCGCACACTCGCGCAGAGGATTCTCCCGGTCGGGCTGCGGTCTCTGTTAATGCAGGAATACGGCGACAATACCGCGCATGAATAATAAGGTCGCTCAACACACTGGCTGTAATGCAGCGGATACCATGCGGCATTTAGCGGCATTCATCGTACACTCAACGGTTAGCTCTTCATTCGTGGCATTCACCTGAAAGGTCCTGGAGTGTAATTGCGTACATTTACCACTGAACGAACCTTCAACAAGAACACGACCACGCTGCAAAATACGGAACGGAATTGTTCCCTGAAAAGGCTTTACGGTTACCAATAATTTCTTCATGCATTCTCCGAATAACAAAAATACTAGTTAATACACTGAGTGCGGATATATTCCTGAAGCATTCTCAATGCTGCCTGGTCGCTGATGATTCCGTCTCTGATACCGAGAACGTTTCGTCCAGCAACCGGAGAGAGTTCGACGGCGGCATCATTGCCCACGCCGGAGGTGCCGGTGGCTTCACGCACGGTACCGGGGCAGGTGGCGTTGATCCGCAGGCGCTTACGACCAGCGGCAACATCAGCACGCAGAGTTTCATTTTCAGCTCTCGCATCGGCTAATTCCCTCGAGTATTTTGCATCGAGCGCAGCAACATCGCGCTGGCGCACCTGCATATCAGTAATGGTTGCGTTTGCCAGCTCCAGCTCTCTGGCTTTTTTATCGCGCTGCGCTTTGTAGGTGATGACGTTATCGCGGTAATGATTCAGCCCCAGACTAAGCGCACCACAGACCACCAGCAGAATAACGGTAAACGCGGAAAGCATTCGGTTTATGCTCACCCCACCAGCCCTGCCGAAGTCAACGCCATCCAGGTTATGGAAAGAAAAAGAACAACCAGCATTAGTGAAAATGAAATACCGACGATTACACAAAGGCCCTTCGCCAGCATTATGAGTTTGTCTGACATCTTTACCCCTTAATAGCAGTAATTAACCGGGCAACCACCCATAAAAACGGAATCAGCCAGACCAGCAAAAATTTCCAGTCCGTTTTTATCATCTTCATGCTGCGGTAGCTCTCCATGCAGCAAGCAGACCAGCAATCCACTGAACACCTTTTGGGGTGAATTTAACCTGCGTAAAAGCATGACCATTGCCCGCCTCGCCCGTTTTCACGCTAAACCGCCCCGCATCCAGGTGATGCGAGTAAGGCGTCATTTTTCCAGCGAGGCGATACATTATTCCGTTCTCCAACAAAAACAGCCGGAAATCGGTTTCTTTGATACCGAGTAACTTAGCAACTTCCCGGAATCCCATCAGACCAGATGCTTCAACATAGTTATCAACAAATTCAGCCTTCGGCGCTGCTATTGCCAGTTGATTTTCCAGCACTGCTTTCTGTTCAGCCAGTTTTGCCGCAAATCGCAACGCCTCAGGTAAAGTCCGGGGGATCTGAATACCATGCATCGCTTTGAGTCTTGCCAGCACAGAACGACGAACGGCCTTTGACTCCCTCATGCCAACGAGCATCATCTGGTCAAAATCCAGATCATAGTATGCCGTTCTTGTCTGGTTATTGTTTAACCGGAATTTTTTTCCGGTTCCATCAAGCTCTAGCTCATCCTCAATTTTTGCAAGAAACTTACGCGGTTCATGAGGGACTTCTCCGGCTTCTGCCCGGGCTGGATTAATAATGTTATTCAGAAAATCCAGACTACTCATGGATATTTCATGATCGATAGAAATCATCTCTTTCATGGTTGATTCCTTTTAGTGATGAACCCTGCGCACAGGAATAACCAGCCCAAAGAGGGTTAACCAGACCACTGCCGGTTATCCACCAGGGCTCATCCTGAAAGGTTCTTTGGTTTATTTACGCTTGTGCGAAGCACAGAAATGACAAAGGCACCATTACGGTGCCTCTGCGTGAAATAATCTGCCTAACTTTATTCACTTACATTTTGCCAGTTCGCAGGATTTCGTGTTATCCGCCCGCGCTGGCCAACGTCATTTTTCAGCAAAATATTCTGCTTATCTGTCGATTCCCCAGCACGCCAGAGCGCTCTCCTGGTCACGACGGGATACCTGACCATAACAGTTATTTGAGCGAATACGGCAGTCTCTGCCACCGTCCTTAATCCACCAGCGAATCGCTTCGCAGGCACCTTTTCGATCTCCTGCATTAATTCGTTTATAAAACGTCGACGGGAAACACTTACCTGGGCCAATGTTGTAAGGACAGAATGACGCAATACCCGCTTTCTGGGGTTCAGTCAGTGGCACTTTGATGTTTTTCGCCACCCATGCCAGCGCCTTATCACGCTCAATGGCGTTAACCCGGTCGCATTTTTCCTTCGACAACTTCATGCCCGGAACGACAGGTTTACCATCCACCAGGATGGCACCGCGGCAGATGGTCCAGATACCCGCGCCATCACGGTATGCCGTGGTGTGGTTACCTTCCTTTTCATCCAGAAACTGGTCGAGGATTTCAGGCGCAGGCGCACCTGCGGCAATCAGCGCCAGAACGGCAGCCGACAGGCCGTATTTGATTTTGGTGTTCATGGATATTTATCAGGGTTTATCGATTTCAAATCCCTGGATATGTTAAGTCTTCAGGCCAGCGGTGGAGTCTTCAGAGAACCAGTAATTATTCCCGGTAGTTTTCCTCTGTAGGTTATCAACACATCCTGCGCCTCTAAAATGATGGGCCGCTTTTCCGGCAACGGACCATCCCCTTCACATAACCCGGCAGCAACATCCATGAAAAACTGCTTCGCCTGCTTTTTCGCCTCCGCTTCGTAAAACTCCAGCGTGGCACCTTCAGTACGGTCAAGACTAATCGCCACATTTGGCAACAACAGTGACGGATACCCACCAATTTCCAGTGCCACAGTAACAGTAATCTTATCCGGGTAATTATTTATCCCTTTAACAACCAGTTCGTATTTTTTCTTCATCGCTTTACTCTCCCCGCGCCGCCTTACGCTTATCTTCTTTAATCTTGAAATAAAGGTTAGTCAGATACGTCAGCAGGCCAAACAGCAGACTCCCCAGCACACCGATTGCCACCCACTGGGACGGAGAGACTTTGTCCAGCAGCTGCAGTAACCAGTATCCCGTCCCCACCGCTGACGTGGTGTATGACACACCCGTTGTGATTTTTTCCATCTGATGTATGTCTCCGTCACCGCCGACAGAAAATGAAAGTAAAGGAAAACAAAAAGCCGCCAGTGTCACCCACTGACGGCCAACTCCGGGAGCCGTGATTATGGCATTCAGGCTCTGCTAAAAATGCCAGATAACATTCCGACCAACCCCTGATTCAGGTTATAAATGACACAATATCTTGACAACATCCGTCACTGTCTGTCAGAAAATGTACTGCCAAATATAAGTATCATGTGAAGTACATCTACCCGTTTTAGCCAGCGTCCTTCAGAGTGGGCGCTGGCTTTTTTTATTATGCTGCCGGTGCATTTATCTCCAGCATCAGACTTTCTATCTCAACGCCATACGCTGCATTTTTTGTAACATCCGTCAGCGTCAGCGCATTCAGTCCCAGTGTCAGACTGTCTTTTATAACCTGGAATGCCGGGCCAGCCACTCCATTCAGTTTCGGAGTAACCGTGGCACTGCCGGCGGTGAACACCAGCTCCAGCGTCTGCCAGTCGTTACCGTAATCGCCGAACTCCCCCAGCTTCGTGTTTCCGGCTTTCCTGTGATGCATCAGATTCACTCTGCCGTCAGTGGTCTGAGTGAAGTACGACATCAGGAACGGATTACCGGTACCCGTCATCGCCACACCATCAGGAACGGGAGCATCCGTATACAGATAAATCCCCAGCCCGAACTGATTGTTGGTCAGTGCGCCTGACAGGCGGAACTTACAGGTCAGTCTGCCGCCCTGTGTCAGCAGGGTAATTGCGTCATCCACCGGATGCGTCAGGGACCAGGTTTTATTGCTCTGCTTGGTGATCTTAAATACACCATCTGACAACTGAATTCCGCCATCCTTAATGCTCCAGCCCTGCGCAGCAGNATTTCCGGTGCCTTACCACTGATGAAGGCTGAGGTGCGCCCGGCTGCGTTCAGAATAGCGGTTGCCAGACGATCCGGAATAATGCTCCTGCGCGCCCATGAACTGAAATGTGTCGGGCGGTTTGATGATACCTGGTTTCCATTCGTTCTCGATGCCGCACCGTAATATCCTGATGCCGGAATATCCGGATCTTCTGCCGGCGCGTTAGTGGCGGTATTGACGCCGTTACCGTCTGTCATGAAGGGCACAAAATAAACGCCCTCACTCTCCCTGTTTTTATACCCGCCGTACACGGTGTCGTA